GAACGCCAACCGCAGCATGCGCATCGAGGCCAAATCACAGGAGAAGCAGATTGAATACCGTACCATTATCCGGAAAGAGCCTACCTGTAATCTGTATATTCCTCAGCCTGTTTCTGACGGGTTGCTCAGCCACGTCTACGCCATCCGTGAATCAGCAATGCGTTCCGCTCCCGGTATCGCTGACAGAACCGGTGCTGGCACCGCTGCCACCCGCCGACTGACATATTGCCAGGCGGTTGAGTGGATAGAGCCGCTGCTGACGGCACTGGATCAGGCTAACGGGCTGTTGATGGATATCCGGAAAGCGGATGCAGAGCGAAACAGACGAAAGTAATAACCCATCACAAAGCCTGCTCACTGAGTGGGCTTTTTAATTGGTTACGGAGAAATTAGCGTGAACCTTATAACTCATTGTTTATATGTGTGTTTGTGAAAAGGTACTCCCGGAGGGGTACCCTTACCACGGGGCGGCGGCATCGCGGGAAACGGCTCATTTTCGGATTTCCATGCTGTCAGCAGCAGGTCAGTTAATTCATTGATACCGTTGATAAAAAACAACACTGAGGTGACAAAACCGGTTTTGGTCTGTCACCTGAGTGCTATTTATCCTTTTGATTAACAACAATAAATAAGGAATCCACACTGACAGTGTGAGGTGACAATGTCTAATATCAGCAATCTCGGGGACGCGTATCACTGGAGTGTTGCAAAGATTGCTGAAGCGTTCGGACTGAACCGGGGTACGGTTAAAAAGCGGCTGCTCGATGCAAATGTGGCGATAGCGGGAACAGTACGCGGCAATCCGGTGTATGCCCTCCGCGATGTCGGTCCGGTGATATTCGGTGCTGACACAGAGAAAGATCCGTCCGGTATTCAGGATCCGGACAAAATGTTCCCGAAAGACCGTAAAGACTGGTTCCAGTCTGAAAACGAACGCATCAAACTTGAAACCTCACTGCGCCAGCTGATACCTGCTGAAGAATCTCACCGTGAGATGGCGACCATCATCAAAGCGATAGCCCAGGTGCTGGACACCTGGCCTGACCGACTGGAGCGTGACCACGGCTGGCAGCCTGAGCAAATCACACAGGCACAGGATGTGGTGGATGAACTCCGCGATCTGCTGGCGGTGGAGGTGGAAAACGCAGAGGAAGAAAACGGATGAGTACAGGTTATGCGTCGGCGGCTGAAATGCGCCGGGATGTCTCTGTGCTGCTGCGTCCGCCGCGCCGGATGCCGGTGGCGGAAGCGGTTAAAAAATACATGCGGGTGCCGATGGGCGGCGGCAGCGCGGTGCAGTGGGAAGACACCCTGACGCCGTACATTATTGAGCCGATGAACTGCCTGACATCCCGGAAATATGATGCGGTGATATTTGTCGGCCCGGCGCGTACCGGTAAATCCCTGGGGCTTATCGACGGCTGGATTGTCTACACGATAGTCTGTGATCCGGCTGATTTTCTGCTGATTCAGATGACGGAAGAAAAAGCCCGTGAGCATTCCAAAAAGCGCCTCGACCGGACATTCCGTGCGAGTCCGGAAGTGGCTAAACGGCTGAGCCCGCGCACCAATGATAATAACGTGCATGACAAAACGTTCCGCGCCGGTAACTACCTGAAAATCGGCTGGCCGTCCGTCAATATCATGTCCTCATCGGATTACCGGTTTGTGGCACTGACGGACTATGACCGGTTTCCGGAAGATATCGACGGCGAGGGGGATGCATTCTCTCTGGCATCAAAACGTACCACAACATTTATGTCCGCCGGGATGACGCTGGTGGAAAGTTCACCCGGCCGGGAAATTACTGATCAGAAATGGACGCCGTCATCACCCCATGAAGCACCGCCGACCACCGGTATTTTATCGCTGTACAACCGTGGCGACAGGCAGCGCTGGTACTGGCCGTGTCCGCACTGCGGAGAATACTTTCAGCCGGTGTTTGATGCGGTGGCCGGTTACCGGGATGACCCGGATCCGGTGACAGCCAGTGAGGCGGCTTATATTGAGTGCCCGCACTGCACCGGACACATTTCCGGCAGCGAAAAGCGGAAGCTGAATAATCGCGGTGTCTGGCTGAAAGACGGCCAGGATATTGACCGGTACGGCAACATTACCGGCGCTGCCCGCCGCTCCCGTATCGCGTCATTCTGGATGGAGGGACCGGCTGCCGCCTATCAGACGCTGTCCCAGCTCGTTTATAAATATCTCACCGCTGAACAGGAATATGAGCTCACCCTGAGCGAAGAAACCCTGAAAACGGTGATCAATACGGACTGGGGGCTGCCGTACCGGCCGAAACATACTCAGGATCAGCGCAAGGCAGAAGAACTGCTGGCGCGGGCTGAGGATCTCGGGATCCGCTGTGTGCCGGAAGGTGTCCGCTTTCTGGTGGCAACCGTCGACGTGCAGGCCGGGAAAAACCGCCGGTTTGTGGTTCAGGTCACCGGCTACGGTGAAAAAGGTGAACGCTGGATTGTGGACAGGTTTGATATCACCCAATCCCTGCGGACGGACGGCAACGGCGAGTGTGTCCGTATTCATCCCGGTGCCTATCCGGAGGACTGGAAGCTGCTGATAACAGATGTGCTGGATAAAACATATCCGTTGTCCGGACATCCGGCGATCAGAATGCCCGTCATGATGCTGGGGGTGGATACCGGCGGTGAAAGCGGTGTCACTGATAACGCGTATGCTTTCTGGCGGCAGTGCCGCCGTGACGGCATCAGCCGCAAAGTGTTTCTGTTCAAGGGTGGCAGCCGTACCGGCGCAAAACTGATCACCAAATCCTATCCGGATAACACCGGACGCTCTGACCGGCAGGCGAAAGCCGCCGGGGATGTGCCGTTATATCTGCTGCAGACTGACAACCTGAAAGACCGGGTGGCTGCTGCACTGAGCCGTGATATGCCGGGCCCGAACTATGTGCATTTTCCGGACTGGCTGGATGACTCTTTCTATGACGAACTGACCTATGAGGAGCGGCTGACCAGCGGTAAGTGGGAAAAGCCCGGGCGGGGCGCAAACGAAGCCTTTGACCTGATGGTGTACGCCCATGCGCTGGTGATCATAAAGGGGTACGAGAAAATCAAATGGGATAAACCGCCGCCCTGGGCACGGTTACCCGATATTCCTGTTATTCCGCCTGAAAACACTGACTCCCCCGACAATATCACCCTTATTTCAACAACCGGACCCGCGAAACCGAAGAAACCGAAAAAACGGAAAGCATCGGCGTGGGCCCCTGTTTCATCATCCGGAGGTGGCTGGATATGACCATAGAAGAGATTGACGACATGATCCGGCAGTACGCGGAAGCGGAACGCGCTGTATTGCAGGGCAGAAGCATCACGATGAACGGTCAGAGCATGTCGATGGAAAGCCTGAGCGAAATCCGCAAAGGGCGGGAATACTGGGAGCGCCGTCGCAGCGGTTTGTTATCGTCCCGCTCCGGCAGGCCGGGTTATAAACTGGCGAGGTTTCCGCGATGAAGCTGATCGACAGTGCTATCGGCCTGATTGCGCCGGGCTGGCAGGCGTCCCGGATGCGGTCCCGCCTCCAGATAAAAGCCTACGAGGCCGCAATGCCAACCCGAACTCACCGGGCGCGGCGGGAATCCCGTAACGCGAATCAGCTGGTGAAATCCGGCGGCCGGTCACTGCGCGAGCAGGCACGGTTTCTGGATGACAACCACGACCTTGTGATCGGTCTGCTGGATAAGCTGGAAGAGCGGGTGATTGGTGCGAAAGGCATTATTGTGGAGCCGCAGCCGCTGCTGCGCGGCGGTGAACTGGCTGATGACCTGGCAAAACAGATCCGTGCGGCCTGGTCGGAATGGTCTGTCAGTCCGGATGTGACCGGTCAGTATACCCGTCCGGTACTTGAACGGCTGATGGCGCGTACCTGGCTGCGTGACGGAGAGGTATTCGGTCAGATGGTGTCCGGACGGGCCAAAGGTCTGAGGCGGGAAAACGGGGTGCATTTCTGGATTGAGGCGCTGGAGCCGGACTTTGTGCCGCTGAATCTGGATGTGCCGGGCAGCAATATCTGCCAGGGTGTGAAACTCAATGAGTGGGGGCGGCCTGTCAGTTACAACGTGTATAAAAATATGCCGTCAGCCCTGTACCGGTCGCAGGATCTGAAAACCATCGACGCTGAAAACATGCTGCACCTGAAGTTTACCCGCCGCCTGCATCAGCTGCGCGGGCACAGTCTGTTGTCCGGTATTCTGATCCGCCTGAGTGCCCTGAAAGATTATGAGGACGCGGAACTCACCGCTGCCCGTATCGCTGCATCACTCGGGATGTACATCAAAAAAGGGGATATCTATAACGGCGATGATGCATCAGAGGACAGGGAACTGAACATCGAGCCGGGCATTATCTTCGATGAACTGGCACCCGGTGAGGATATCGGCATGGTCAAATCTGACCGCCCGAACCCGAACCTGCAATCCTTCCGTAATGGTCAGCTGCGTGCAGTAGCCGCCGGCAGCCGCGGCAGTTATTCCAGTATTTCACGTGATTATGACGGCACTTACAGCGCCCAGCGCCAGGAGCTGGTGGAGTCTTTTGAGGGCTACGGCATTTTACAGGATGCGTTTGTGGCCGCAGTGACCCGCCCGATGTACCGCAGCTGGCTGACAATGGCCGTGGCGGAGGGGGTGATTGATGTACCGCCGGATGTTGATCCCGCTTCTTTAATGAATGCGGTTTACAGCGGCCCGGTGATGCCGTGGATTGACCCGCTGAAAGAGGCCAAAGCCTGGCAGGTGCTGCTGCGCGGCGGCGGGGCAACCGAAGGGGAATGGGTTCGGGCCAGAGGCTCCAGCCCTGCTGATACAAAACGCCGCCGTAAAGCGGAAATTGATGAAAACAGAAAGCTGGGGCTGGTGTTTGACACCGATCCGGCGAATGACAAAGGAGCGCCTGACGATGCCAAATCCCGGGACGATGACAAGTAACCCGAAAGCATCCGCACCGGTTAAAAGCTGGTTCCGCATGAAAGCCGCGGCGGATACCCAATCGGCGGACATTTATATTTATGACGAGATCGGCGGCTGGGGGATCTCGGCAAAGCAGTTTTCAAAAGAGCTGCTGGCGCTGGGTGATGTCAGTCAGATTAACCTGCATATTCACTCCCCCGGCGGCGAAGTGTTTGACGGGATCGCCATTTATAACCAGCTGAAAGGCCATGATGCAAAGATCACCGTCTATATCGACGGGCTGGCGGCCTCAATGGCCTCTGTTATTGCCATGGTCGGTGACACCGTGATTATGCCGGAAAACGCCATGATGATGATCCACAAACCGTGGGGAATTGCCTGGGGTGATGCGGATGAAATGCGGGATTACGCCGACCTGCTGGATAAGCTGGAAAATGTGCTGATCCCGGCGTATGTCGCCAAAACCGGCAAAACGGCGGAAGAGATTGCCGCCATGTTAGAAGAGGAAACCTGGATGAACGGCGACGAATGTCTGTCACACGGGTTTGCTGATCAACTTACTGACCCGGTACAGGCGATGGCCTGTATCACATCCAAACGTATCGAGGACTTTACTGCTATGCCCCAGGCTATTAAAAACCAGGTATCACCGAAAAATACCGCTCAGACCACACCGGTTTCCGTGCCGGACCCGGCACCGGTGACGCAGCCCGCCGCAACCGTGACTCAGCCTCAGCCGGTCGCGCAGCCGGATAATGCAGATGTACAGAATCAGATCCGCGCTCAGGAACAAGCCCGTCTGAACGGCATTAAGGACTTGTTCGCCATGTTCGGCGGCAAACATAATGATCTGATGGTGGATTGCGTGACTGACACGCAGTGCTCACTGGAAGACGCCCGTGCGAAACTGCTGGAAAAACTGGGGGCTGAATCCACACCAAGCAACAAAAATAATGCTCATATCTATGCCGGGAACGGTAATTTCACCGGTGACGGTATCCGTGCATCGGTCATGACCCGTGCCGGGCACGAAGAAGCACAGCCGGATAACCCGTATAACAGCATGACACTGCGTGAACTGGCGCGTATGTCGCTGACGGAGCGCGGTATTGGTATCAGCACCCTGAACCCGATGCAGATGGTCGCTGCGGCATTCACACACAGCACTTCGGATTTCGGCAATATCCTGATGGATGTGGCTTATAAATCCCTGCTGATGGGCTGGGAAGAGGCGGAAGAAACCTATGATAAGTGGACGAAGAAAGGTCAGCTCAGCGACTTTAAAACTGCTCACCGTGTCGGCCTCGGTGGTTTCCCGTCACTGCGTCAGGTGCGCGAAGGGGCAGAATATAAATACGTCACCACAGGTGACAAGGGGCAGACCATTGCGCTGGCAACGTACGGGGAACTGTTCAGTATCACCCGCCAGGCCATCATCAACGATGATATGAATGCGCTGACCGATATCCCGAACAAACTCGGCCGCGCAGCCAAAGCCACCATTGGTGACCTGGTGTATGCCGTGCTGACAGATAACGGGAAACTGAGTGACGGCAAAGCCCTGTTCAGTGCTGATCATAAAAATACGCTGTCCGGCGGCATGGATGTGGAAACCATCAGCAAAGGCCGCACGCTGATGCGCCAGCAGAAAGAGGGCGAACGTACGCTGAATATCCGCCCGGCCTTTATACTGGTACCGGCGGCACTGGAAACACATGCACTTCAGGTTGTCGGCTCCGGCAGCGTGAAAGGGGCTGATGTGAATGCCAATATCATCAACCCGATCCGCAATATCGCGGAGATTATCACTGAGCCGCGTCTGGATGATAACAGTGAAAAAGACTGGTACATGGCCGCTTCTCAGGGCAGTGACACCATCGAAGTTGCCTACCTGAACGGTATCGATACCCCGTATATCGATCAGCAGGAAGGGTTCACCTCCGACGGTGTGACCACGAAAATCCGTATTGATGCCGGTGTGGCACCGCTGGATTATCGCGGAATGATCCAGGTGAAAGGCCAGTAATCCGGCTGAGAATCACATCATGAACGCCCGTGAGGGCTTTTTTTATACCTGAAATCCGGCACCTGCGGGTGCCGCGGAGACGATTATGGCTAAGAATTATCAGCAGCAGGGGATGACCATCGCGATTGTTAACAGCGGAACCAAACCCGTTACCAGCGGTTCACTGGTACAGGTTGGCTCACTGGCCGCGGTGGCAATTACAGACATTGCCGCCGGTGCAACCGGTGACGGATTTGCCGAAGGGGTTTTCCGGCTGCCTAAAAAAAACGGGCTGGTGCTTAAAGCGGGGGCTGCGGCTTCGGTTAAAGATGGCCAACTGGTGGATACCGGCGGCGTGGTGATCGGCGTAGCCTGGGAGGATGCGGCTGCCGGTGACGCAGATGCCGCTGTGAAGATTAACGTCTTCCCGCCGGCGGCACAGGGATAACGCTATGACCCCGTTTCAGCAGATGAAGTCCCGGATGGATGCACTGACAGCGGAAAAAATGGGGGAAGTCATTTATCTGAATGATCAGCCTGTCTGTGCTGTTGAGTTTCATTTTCTTCCGGAAATGGGACCGGTCAGCGGTGACGGGGTCAGTTATGTGATTTTCACACCGGGGGTCACGCCGCGCCGGAAAGATCGGATTGTTACCGGCAGCACTGAGTTCATCATCACCAGAGTACAGCGCTATAACGGTAAACCCCATATTTTTATCGAGAGTGAATAATATGGATGGTATTCAGCAGGCGATTAATAACCTGAACACAATCAGCGGCACGGCGGTACCGGTCGCCACAGCTCAGGCCGTAAACCGGGTTGCAGTCCGTGCGATAGGGCGCAGTGTCAAAAGGGTATCAGGCGAAACGCAACTGCAGCAGAAGCTGATCCGTCAGCGTGTCCGTCTGCGCAGGGCAAGCAGTAAACAGTCTGTGCCCCGTGCGCGGTTACTTGTGAACAGAGGTAATCTCCCGGCCATTGCACTCGGCACAGCTAAGGTTCAGTTGTCACGCAAACGGCGTGATAAACACGGACGCGGCAGTGTACTGAAAATCGGGCGGTTTAAGTTTGAGGATGCATTTATTCAGCAACTGGCAAACGGTCGCTGGCATGTTATGCAGCGCACCGGTAACTCACGTTATCCGATTGATGTGGTGAAGATCCCCCTGGTAATCCCGCTGACACAGGCATTTACGGATGAAACAGAATCACTTCTGAAATCCGATATGCCGAAAGAACTCGGGCAGGCACTGAAAAATCAGCTCCGGCTGTATATCAAAGCGAGGCTCCCCTGATGCATAAACATTCTGCTATCCGGCTGGCGGTGGCTGATGCCCTGCGGGCACACCTCGGGGAAACTCAGGTGTATGACGGGCGCCCGGTATTCCTTGAGGAGTCTGAACTGCCGGTTGTCGCGGTGTATCTCACTGACGCTTCGCCGACGGATGATGTTGTGGATGAAGACCAGTGGCAGGCCGTTCTGCATATTGAGGTTTTCCTGAAAGCGAGTAATCCGGACTCAAAACTGGACGAATGGATGGAAGACAAAATTTATCCTGCCATGCAGTCCGTACCGGCACTGGCCGGACTTATCGAAACCATGTCAGCGGCAGGCTACGACTATCAGCGCGATGATGAAATGTGCCTGTGGGGCTCAGCCGATCTGACATATCACCTGACGTATTCAATGTAAGGAAAAATTATGCCTTTACCTCCTAACCCGCTGGCTCCTGTCAAAGGCGCCGGCACAACGCTGTGGATTTATACCGGCAAAGACGACCCGACCAAAAACCCGCTGGCAGACGAAGGCTGGACGCGCCTGGCAAAAATCAAAGAGCTTCAGCCGGGTGAAATCAGCGCGGACAGTTACGACGATACCTATCTGGATGATGAGGACGCCGACTGGAAAGCAACCGCTCAGGGTGAAAAGTCAGCCGGTGAAGCCAATATCACACTGGCCTGGAAACCCGGCGAGCAGGGACAGAAAGACCTGGTCAGCTGGTTTGATACCGGTGATGTCCGTTATTACAAAATCCGCTATCCGAACGGCGCGGTTGATCTGTTCAAAGGATGGGTCAGCAGCCTGGGGAAATCGGTACCGGCAAAAGAGGTGATCACCCGTACCATCAAAATCACCAACTCCGGCCGCCCGGCGCTGGCGGAAGAAATGAAACCGGCTGAAGGTGAAACCCGTTCAGCCCCCAAAGCCACGGAATAATCCGGAGGAGAAACAATGATGAATTTTCTGAAACAGAAAGAATTCACGTACAACGGCGAATCACTGATGCTGAGCGAGTTGTCAGCTCTGCAACGTGTGGAATATTTCGATCACCTGGTGACACAGACCGAAAAAGAAGCCCCGGCAGAGGATGCGCAGAGCCTGAAACGCACTGCTGTTTATGTGCGTATGAATATCGAATCAAACGCGTTTCTGGTAGCACGCTCTCTGTTCAATGTGGGTAATACAGCGGGTAAACAGGTTGATGAGATCCGCGCTGATATTCTCAGCACCTGGCCGCCGGTCGCGCTGGAGCAGGCGGCAAAACTGGTACTTGAACTCAGTGATATGCAGGTCAAAACCACAGACGGTGAAAGTGCTGAACCGGTCGCAGATCCGGAACCGGCAGAAAAGTAATCGCCCGTGAGCGTCAGTTTATCCTGCGCCTCGCTCATGAATTTAAACGGGCGGACTGGCGCAGGATGCTGGCGGATATGACGGCAACAGAGCTGGGGGACTGGTACACCTATTTCGGGGTAACGCCATTCACTTATCAGCTGATTGATCTGGAGTTCGCCGCACTCAGTAACACCATGGTGTCGCTGGTGGGCGGCAGCAAAGACCTGTCGCTGAATGATTTTCTGTTACTGAAACACAGCGAAGAAACCGGTGAGACTGACGACTCACTGTTAATGACAGCAGGCGAGGGGATCGCCGGGGGAGTACGTTATGAGCCAGCAGATAGCTGATCTGGTCATTAATCTCAGTGCGGACAGCACCACATTCACTGAGCAGGTTGGACGCGTCGAACGTCAGTTATTGCAGGCTGCGGCCAGTGCGGATGCGTCAGCTGAGCGTATGCGTAAATTTGCCGAAGGGCAGTCAGCAGCGGTTAATCAGGCAGCGAACAGCACACAGGCCACACTGAAAACGCTGGATGAGTCTCAGATATTCAGTGCTGATAAGTTTGTTCAGAAATGGAAAGCCGCGGCGCGTGAAATTGACAGCATGCACCGCCGGATGAATGAACAGATCAATAACAGCAGGCAGAAAGATTCGGCTGGTCGGGATCTGGCGCGGCAGCAGGATGCCATGACCGAAAGCTTTTTCCGTCAGATTGATGCGGTAAAGAAGACCGGCAGCGGGCTTGAACAACTGGCTGTCATTCAGACAAAACTGAACCAGGCGCAGCGTGCCGGAACCATATCACAGCAGGATTATCTGGCCCTGATCTCATCCGTCACGCAGCGCACAACAGAGTTACGCCGTGCGGATGAAAACCTGACACAGCAGAAAACCCGGTTTATTCAGCGCCTGAAAGAACAGGTGGCCACACAGAACCTGTCCCGCAAAGAAATGCTGCGTTATCAGGCGGCGCAACTGGGTGTCAGTTCATCAGCGGATATCTATATCAATAAACTCCGTGACAGCAACAAAGAAACGGAGAAGTTTAAAGGCAATAACAAGATCCTGTCCGAAGGCCTGCGCAGCCTTGCCGGTCATATGGGGATGAGCAAGTTCACCTACTTTGGCGGTATGGGGGCGGTAGTTGGTGGAATAGCTGCGGTTGGTAAAGCAGCCTGGAATGCTGAGCAGGAAGTGACGCTGCTCAACCGTCAGCTGATCGCCACCGGTAATTATGCCGGTAAAACATCGGCACAGCTTCGCCTGATGGCAGATCAGATGTCCGGTGGCTGGATAACCAGGTCGGATATGACTGCTGCGCTTACAAGTGCAGTCGGTTCCGGTTATTTCTTCGGTGACCAGGTATCACTTGTGGCCAAAGCAGCTGCACAGATGAAACAGGCCACCGGGCAGTCGGTGGATGAAACAGTTAATCAGTTCAAACGGCTTAAGGATGATCCGGTCAACGCGATTATGGAAATGGATAAATCCATGCACCTGCTGACCGCATCCGAGTATGAACATATAGCTGCATTGGAAAGATCCGGAAAAACCCGTGAGGCGTCAGAATATGCCATTACCAAACTGGCAGAGGTTACCAACCGTCGCACTATTGAGATGAGTGAGGATGTGGGTATCCTTGAAAGATCATGGAATAACCTGACGAAGGGTATAAAAGAAGCCGGTGACGAACTGTCAAAAATCTGGCGACCGCAGACTGAAGCAGAAAAACTGGTTAATGTTCGTGAAAATATTGTATCTCTTGAAAATGAATGGAAGACCGAATCTGCCCGTCAGAGTGGTTTGAAAACATTAAGAGCAAACGAATCCGAGCTTGAATTTATTGTTAAATCCCAGCAGGGGTATCTGGATAATAAAAATAAAATCATCCAAGCCAATGAGTGGGAGAAAAAAACTCAGCAGGATCTCAATAAGTACATTGAAGCAGGGCTGTCTCAGGCAGAAAAAAGAACGCGGGAGCACGAAAAGTTAAACCGTGAAATTGCTGCCAATGCAAAGGCTGCAAAAGATACCGCCTCTGCATCTGACAGTGAAAAAATCAGGCTATGGACGCAAGATGAAATAGCGAAAGCCAGAGCCGGTATTGATAAAAAATATGCCGATCCTAAAGCGCCAAATAAACGGGATTATCGTATTGATGAAGGCACAAAGGCAGAAGAAACAGCATTAAAAGAGCAAATTGCGCTCGAGTCAAAATTACGTGTACTCAAGGAGCATAAATCTGTTACGGATGTAATCAGTGCTGAACGCAAAAAGCTGTGGGAAACCGAGGCACAGATTGCTATCACTGAAGAGGCCAGAGGCAAGCGCCAGTTAACCAAACAGGAGCAGGCGTTGCTGGCAAATAAAGCGGCAGTACTGGCTCAGCATGAGAAACTGGCGCTGCTGGGTGATGAGGTTGTTGCCCAGGAACGCCTGAATAAGCTTCAGGACCAGGCTGACAAATATATTAAACAGCAGATTGAAAAAAGAAACGCTATCCGTGACAGTATCGGCAAATCCTCCAGGGAGGTACAGAAATCACTGGAAATTGCCCAGCTCAATTCGGCATATGAAGGAACATTAGACCACGGAAGGGTATTGGCTGACCTCGAGAAAAACTATGCAGCAGAGGAAGAAAAGCGGGCTGACTGGCTTGGTGGTGCACAGACTGCGTGGGGGGATTACCGTGATGCCGCACTGGATTCAAATGCGCAGATCCAGAATGCCACCATGGCTGCACTGAACGGATTTTCAACTGAACTGACCTCTGTGCTGACAACCGGTAAAGCTAATTTCCGTGAGTTCACCACGTCGATACTGAAAATGCTGACAGAAATTTTTGTTAAAAAATCGATTGTTATGGGAATGGATGCGATGGGGTTTAATTTTACCCCAAATGCCAAAGGGGGCGTTTATAGCTCTCCGTCACTGAGTGCGTACAGTGGCCAGGTGGTACATACCCCGACAATGTTTGCCTTTGCAAAAGGTGCTGGTGTTATGGGGGAAGCCGGACCAGAGGGGATTTTTCCGCTTCGTCGTGGTCTTGATGGTAAACTTGGGGTAGTGGCTAAAATGGCTGGTGGAGGTGGTGAACCTCTTATTCAAAATAATTATTTCACTATTAATAATGATGGTAGTAACGGGCAGATGGGGCCGCAGGCGACACAGACGATCCTGAAACTGGTTGAGCAAAAAACAAAGCAGGTTCTTGCATCTGAGCGTCGTCCCGGCGGGGCAATGGGGTAACAATGGAAACATTCACCTGGAAAGTAAAACCCGGCATGAACATTGAGAGCGAGCCCCGTGTTCGCTCTGTTCGTTTTGGTGATGGCTATGAGCAGCGGCGGCCGGATGGTTTTAATACTAACCTTGAAAAATACAGCATTACATTATCACCAAAGAATGCTGAGGCTCAGGTTGTCAGGGCTTTTCTGGAAAAACATGCGGGTGTTACTGCATTTTTCTGGAAACCCCCTCATCAAACTGGCATGATCACGGTATTATGCCGGAAATGGTCATTTTCAGTTGGGCCACTCAGAACTGAAGTTACTGCTGAATTTGAAGAGGTTTTGTCATAAACGTGGGGATTACCGTGAAAAAAAATATCGCATTTTTTATATTCTTTCTTAGCTTTTGTTTTCCATCAGTAGCTGTTACCAGTGGAAGTGAAATAATAGCACCCCTTGGACTTAAGTGGGGAATGACAAAAAACGAATTAATTGAAAAAGTTGGAAGTATAAAAGAAATAGAAAGCAATAATGGAATAGAGCAGTATTTAGTAAAAAATACAAACAGCAAGATTAATGATTTGGATGTGTATAGTGTTGGCGTTGATAACAAGCATGGACTAACAAATGTTTACATGGTTTTCAATATAAAAAACGATGAAAGTGGCACTAAGTCTATTGAAAAATATAACATACTGAAAAAAGCATTAGTTTCAAAATATGGTGAGCAATATTCTGAAGAATATATGTGGCGCGGTTACAATAAAGATTTTACATCTTTTTCTGATTGTATTATTAATGTGCAATGCGGTAAGTATGAATCATTATTTGGGGATGATAAGGGAGGCAGTATTCAGTTGAGACTTCTACCTGACTCATCTGGAGAATTTTTTAATATATTTTTATTATATAAGTCACCGGCAATTAAATTAATAAAAGAAGAAATGGAAAATAACTATAACAGTGAAGTGCAAAAGAAAGCACAGGCATTATCTGATTCGCTATAGTAACATTATATTCCAGACTAAGTCGGGAGGGTGACGAATACAACACCCGAAAGGGGAATTAGTCCGCGGCCTTGTTTGTGCCGTTTCGAACCTCCCGGCACCACTCACTCTGATAGTGAACATTTAACAGTTTTATGGGGATTTTATTCTCCTTTCCCATGTATTTTTTTTAATTTTATAAGTTTTTCAATTACTTCATTCAGTAAGTTTTCTATATCATTAACTGATTTTACATGACCGATAAGTGACGCTAAATGTGCGGAGTCAGCCTTATTTAGTGTAATCACTTGATTATTATCATCGATAACCATAGCCCTTTCTGCATCAATGACGGCCCTTTCAATCGCAGCAACGGCCTCTGCATTAACAGATCTTTTATTGTACTCGGCAATAACTTGCAATCGGCTCTTTAATTCGCTTGGAAGGCGAATGTTTAACTGTGGGTCTCTTTTGCTCATGGCTAATACTCAGTGGAAAATCAATATTGACATAGTAGCCAAATGATACTACATTTTCAAGCATAGTAGCCAATGGCTACCATGAAAATAAGCCCCGACCGCTTGCAACAGTCAGGGCTTTAAAGGCATCAGAAACTTCGAGGTAACTGACATGGTGATTATAGCCAATATTGAAAATACTGACAATTCAGTCAAGAATCTTCCCGCGATGCGGTTTAACGGTTTGCCGATCATAACAACAGAGTTATTAGCCCAGCTTTATGGTACTGAAACCATTCGTATCCAGCAAAACCACAAACGAAATGATGATCGATTCATCGCTGGAAAGCACTTTTTTAAGCTGGAAGGTGTTGAGTTATCAGTGTTTAAAAAAGAGTTAAAGGCACTAACTAGCTTAAAGATAGTTAGTGGAAATACCCGTCATCTCATACTATGGACAGAACGCGGGGCGGCCCGTCACGCTAAAATGCTCGAAACAGATCAGGCATGGGACGTATTCGAAAAACTGGAAGATTTCTATTTCAGCAAAAAACAGATGAATGACAGCACTCCGGTTCATGGTTCAATTACAGGCCATACTGAAAAACTGGATCTTCTGCGCTCTGCCGTAAACATGCTGGCCGATAACCGTGGTATCAGTTACCAACGTGCATATAGTTTGGTACATAAACAATTTGGTGTCAGACGCATTGAAGATATCGAGCCAGACCGCCTTTCTGATGCGGTAGCTTATTCATACAAAGAAGCCATTGAAGGTGAGTTTGTCGGCAAGGAACAACCGGTAGCCACATTCAGACGAAAGCTGGCAGAAAAAGAACTTAATGATCTGATATGGGTGTGGGTTGCTGCTAAACATATGTTGGATACTCTGACGGAAACGGAATCTATTCTCAGGAAAGCAGGGTACCAATCGGTAGCAACGGTTCGCGGAATGATTCAGGAATACCCGGCAACACTCTTGGATGCTGTGGAATTTCTCAGAAAAGAGTCGGACCATATAGTTATAAAATCGGAAGGTTTTGATGCTCCTGGATGGGGACGGATACTTCCGGTAATCAGATCTTTACACTGACAACACGAACCCGCCTCGGCGGGTTTTTTTATACCTGAAATTCAGTTTTACCCATCAGTGCACCACATGCACACATGCTTTTAAACATCGAACCGATATTTAGGAATGAGCCTTTGAGGGGATCAGCTATAGCTGATGCTGCTTCGATGGGCTGATCTCCTATGTGGCAAAGGTTCATTACCTAAATAAGGAAAGCATCATGATTAAAATCATACCCATGAAGTATGACGAATCCCTGATCCCGTTTAATGGTGATTGCTGGGTGAATGCAACAGTGGCAGCAAAATATTTTGATAAAAGAGCTCTTGATTGGCTGCGACTGGATTCAACCAAAGAATACGCAAAAGAAATTGGTCAGGAGCTTGATATTGAAGCTATAAATTTAAAAGGTGAGATTTCTCACCTTTTAGTGCGTGTGGAGAAGGGACGCAATGGCGGCACCTGGATTCACCCGGAACTGGTCATTGAGTTTGCCCGCTGGTTATCACCAAAGTTCGCCCGTGCCTGTGACCGGCATATAAAAAATATGCTGATGGCGCAGAATATGACACTGACGGAAGATCAGGTTATCGGCCTGCTGACATACAAAGACGCCACTGAGTGGGAAAAGCGTTTTCAGGAGCCCTATTATCGCGCACTGTCAAAAATGGCCGGTGTTCCTTACTTTGGTCATGTCGGCGGGTGCCCGTCACTCTTCGGGATGATCACGGCGAAGTGGGTATACGGCGTTGCATTGCCTGATTATGTATACGAATCGGTAAAAGAAAGTCGGTCTGCGCGTGAGAAAATTCACCAGTACCTCAAGGCAGATGCCTTACGGAAAGTTGAAGAGCAAATGGTGGCGGTGACCAATATCGCCAACAGCTCAGCAGACTATAAGGATTTTGATGCCCGGTGTATGGCCGCATTTGATGTTAAAGGGCAGATGCAGCTGCTTTATCCGGTGACGGGAAATAATTCACAGATTACCCGGTTACAGTAGCGGGAGGCGCAATGCAGAACATCTCTCCGGAAATGCGGATTGCAGTTACTGAGCTGGCTTCCGACCCCGAAATTGAACTGTTTGAAATCGACCTTACTCATATCGGCGGTATCCGGTACCGGTTTTATAACGGCATGAATGGTCAGCGAAAGCCGCTTATCTGGCAAAAACAGGTTTATGATCCCTATCCTGTCAGTGGTGAGGGGTTCACCTACAGCGGAAAAGGCCCGTCAGGACGACCGACGATTACACTGTCCAACCTGTTCGGCCTGATCACCGGTATTGTCAGTCAGCTGGATGGGGCCGGTGGCGGTTATGTGATCCGCCGGGTGGTTAAATCCCGGTTCCTCGATGCAGATAACTTTGAGGGCGGAAATCCGGATGCTGATCCGTCACAGGAAATTATCAGCCGCTGGGTTATTGAACAGGTCACCAGTCTGAATAATAAAACAGCTTCCTTCATGCTGGCCGCACCCAGTGAGACAGACGGCGCAATGCTGCCGTGCCGGGTTATTTTGTCGGACGTGTGTCCGTGGGGGTACCGGTCTGCCGAATGTGGTTACGCGGGTCCGCCGGTCGCTGATGAATGGGGTAAACCAACCAGTGACCCGGCAAAGGACAAATGCGGCAAACGACTGCCGGACTGCAAACTCCGCAATAACCAGTCACGCATCGGGGCATTTGTCTCCACTTCCCGTCTCAGCAAATAGCACTTCAGAGGGTTTCCATGATTAAACACGCCATTCTGGCGCACGCTCAGGCGGATGCGCCCCGGGAATCGTGCGGCCTGATTATCCGTAATGAGCAGGGGGAGCAGTATCTGCCGTGCCGGAATCAGTCTCCGGATCCTGAACACCATTTTACTGTCGGGTTTGACGATTTTATCCGTGCCGGTGAGCAGGGCGAGGTTGTGGCTGTGGTTCACAGTCACCCGGGCGGCCAGCCGTATCTGAGCAGTGCGGACAGGACCATGCAGATAAACAGCGGACTGCCGTGGCTGCTGGTCTGTGACGAAAAAATCCACCGCTATGAACCGGTGCCGCCTCTGCTGGGCCGCCAGTTTGTGCACGGCGTGACCGACTGCTACAGCCTGTTCCGGGATGCGTATCACCTGACAGGCATCAACCTGCCGGATTTTGAACGGCATGATGACTGGTGGCGGCACGGTGAAGAACTCTACCTGGACAATATGGAGAGCAACGGTTTTGTCCGGGTGAAAAAAGATATTAAGCCGGGGGATGTGATCCTGTTCTGTTACGCCAGTTCCCGGGCGAATCACGCCGCCGTTTATCTCGGTGCACAGACCATTCTCCACCACATACCCAATCAACTCAGTAAGCGCGAGGCATATAACCCACGATGGCAACGAATGACTCACTCGATCTGGCGTTACCGCCACTGGCAACCTTCCGGCTTTACGGGGATTTGCAACGATTTGGACGCCGCTTTGATCTGAGTGTCAGAACGGTTGCTGAAGGTATTCATGGGATTCTGCTCCAGCTCCCGCAGTTACGGCAGCGTATCCGTGACGGCTGGTACCAGATACGGATCGCCGGCAGTGACGTTTCCCCTGATGAAATTCACCGGCGTTTTAATGAGCCGCTTCCCCGGAACGCTGTCGTTCACATCGTCCCGCGTATTGAAGGGGCGAAAAGCGGCGGGGTATTTCAGTTTATCGCCGGTGCTGCCGTGCTGGGGCTCGGATGGTGGAACCCCGGCGGCTGGGCCATCGGTGGTGCGCTGATGTCGGCCGGTGCAGCCATGATGCTGGGCGGTGTGGCACAGATGCTGACACCGGTAGCGAAACAGCCGGATATGTCGCGGGGTGAGGAAGAGAAGGGTAATACCTATTTCAGTAACCTCGAAAATACCGTGGCGCAGGGCGTGGCCGTACCTGTGGCCTACGGGCGGATTATGTGCGGGTCGCGGGTGATTTCACAGTCCATTGAGATTATGGATGACAGCGACGGTACTAATATTGATGCCGGTAAACACGGCGGGTAAGTGAGGTAACAGATGGGAAAGGGCGGCGGCGGGCAGCGTACACCGTATGAGGCACCGAATGATTTAAGTTCACGGCAGAAAATATCCCTGATTGACCTGATAAGTGAGGGTCCGATTGAGGGGCCGGAAGAAATTAACAATGTGGTGAATGATTTGTCCTGCGTGTATCTGGATGATACGCCTGTCATTGACGGATCCGGAAACAGCACGGTAAATGGTATGACAGCACAGTGGCGTGCAGGAACACTGGAGCAGCCCGGATTATATGGCTTCACTTCATCGGCCAATGAGGTACCGGTTGGTATCGAGGTAAAATATAACGTGCCGGTCACCCGGACAATCACCTCACCGTATATCGACCGCCTGCGGCTGACGTTCGGGACACAGTCCCTGGTGGAATCCAAAGACAACGGCGACAGGGTGCCGACATCGGTGCAACTGGAAATTCAGATCCAGCGCGGCAGTGTCTGGTCAACGGAAAAAGTGGTTACCATCACCGGCAAGCGCAGCAACTCCCCTTACCTGATGGCGGTCATTCTGGATAACTTACCGCCGTCCCCGTTCAGTGTCCGGATGCGCCGGTTAACGCCGGACAGCACCACGGATAAAATTCAGAACAATACGGTCTGGTCGAGTTATTCAGAGCTTATTGATATTAACCAGACTTACCCCAGCTCCGCGGTCGCCGGACTGACATTTGAAAGTGAGCAGTTCGGTAATAAATTCCCGCGCCGTAACTATCTTATTAAGGGCCGTATTATCCAGGTACCGGGCAACTACAACCCGGATACACGGGTGTATTCCGGTATATGGGACGGCACCTTTAAACCTGCATGGTCGGATAACCCTGCGTGGGTGCTGTGGGATCTGCTGACACATCCGCGCTATGGCATGGGGCAGCGCCTGAAAATAGCCGAAGTGGATAAATTCGCTTTGTATATGATCGGGCAGTACTGCGATCAGGAGGTGGATGACGGTTTCGGCGGTAAAGAGCCGCGTGTCCGCTGTAATGCTTATATTACCGATCTGCGTAAAGCCTATGATGTGATCAGTGAGCTGTGTTCCTCAATGCGGATTATGCCGGTGTGGAACGGTCAGGTTCTGACGTTTGTGCAGGACCGCCCGTCTGATTCTGTATGGCCGTACACTAACGCTAACGTTGCTGACGGGGTGTTTGAATACAGTTTCAGTCCGTCAAAGGCGCGACATAACGTGGTCGAGGTTCGCTTCATTGATCCTGATAACGGCTGGAAAACCAGTGTGGAGCAGGTGTCTGATGATGTATCTGTGGCACAGAACGGCCGGAATGTACTGCGTGTGGATGCTTTCGGCTGTACCAGCCGCGGGCAGGCTCACCGGCACGGATTGTGGATTCTGACGACAGAAAAACTCGAAACGCAGACGGTTGAATTCAGAATTGGTGCGGAAGGATTACGCCATACGCCCGGTGATATTTTCGAGATTGCGGATAACGACTGGGTGGATATGCAGATCGGCGGCCGCATTCTGTCTGCTGACCCGGAAAAGAAAACGCTGCTGCTTGACCGCAACATAGAAAAACCGGCCAAAGGTGATGCGCATGTTATTGTCACTGATGGTTCCGGTCTGCCGAAAACCATCAAAGTGACCGGCTATCCGGCTACGAATCAGATTACCCTCGATGTGATGCCGGAAGGTATACCACAACATTCTGTCTGGACGCTCTCCCTGCCGTCACTGCGCCGCCGGTTATTCCGGGCGGTGTCACTGGCGGATAACAGTGACGGAACCTTTATTGTTACTGCGGTTCAGCATGCGCCGGAAAAAGAAGCCATTGTGGATAAGGGGGCGGTATTTGAACCGAAGCCGGATACACCTCTTGGTGGTTTTATTCCCCCGGTTGAAAATCTTACTGTGGAAATAAGCAGTGATAATGAGGCATGGCAGGCAGCTGCATCATGGAACTCACCCTATGCCCTGCGCGGTGTTGAATATCTGCTGAAGCTGACCATCGGCGACCGTGTTGCCGGAACGGCGGTAACGAAAGAATCGTTTTACCGGTTCAGTGGTATGCCGCAGGGTAATTATGTGCTGACAGTCACCCCGCAGAATGACAGAGGGCAGAAAGGGGAACCGGCCAGTACATCATTTTCCGTCAATCCGCCGCTGCCACCGTCTTATATTGAAGTTGAACCCGGCTATTTCAGTCTCGGTATTGTTCCGCGTTCCGGCGGACAGAACAGCCTGCGGGCGCAATATGAGTTTTGGTTTTCAGATAAACAGGTAGCCGATATCCGCGATGTTGAATCTGTGGCCGCTTATCTGGGTAACGGCACTATGTGGATTGTGCAGGGACGTAATATGAAAGCAGGTCACCGCTATTATGTGTATGTCCGCAGCGTAAACGTGGTCGGAAAATCGATATTTGTTGAGGCCAGTGGTATTCCGGAAAGTAATGCCGATGAAATCCTCGACGCTGTGCAAAAAGAGCTCGAAGACTCACCCATCATCAAAGACCTGCAGTCGCAGGCGGATGATAATTTTGAGGCAATTATCAACAACGCCAACAACGCATACGGCCAGTGGAATTACTGGCAGCGTGAAAGCGGTGTGATGAAAGCAGAAATCATCGAAGTCCGCAACTACACAGTCACGGAAACGAAGGCACTTGCAGAGAAACTGGACGCGGTTAAGGTGACTGCAGACGACAGTTTCGCCATGGCGCAGAATTCCATCCGGGCGCAGTGGGACATGGCCGCCGGTGAAGCATCCGTTGTTCACGATATGAAAGTCCGGATCCGTTACAACGGTGAGGATTATTCTGCCGGTATGGTTATCGGGGCGGAGCTGAAAGGTGGCGAAGTGAATACGTTGATCGGCTTTAACGCTCAGAAGTTCGCATTTTATAACCCGTCAAGTAAATCCATGGATCTGTTTATGTACATGGAGGGCGGGCAGATCTTCATGCGCGAGGCATTTATCAACCAGGCCTGGCTTAATGAAGTTGTCGTTACTGACAAAATGCAGTCGGAGAACTACGTGCCGGGTAAAACCGGATTTCTGATTGATGCGAAGGGCGGTAATGCTGAATTTAACAGTGCGACATTTCGCGGAAATCTTGATATCCGCAGTGCGGCATCAGGTGGCCGGATGGAAATTAATAACGCAAAGATAGATGTTTTTGATGAAAACAATGTGTTGCGGGTCAGGATCGGGAGGTTGTCTTGAGTCGGTACGGTATTTATGTTCATCCTGAGACAGGCTCAAAGCCTTTTTACCTGGACGATGAACAATGTCAGCCACTGGCAAAACTGGGGCAGTTTAAATTTTATTTCCCCTATGAATCCGCAAAATTAAACAGAGTGGAGCCGGAGGGGGTCTGGGAATACATCCGGGACCGCAAAGCATGGCGCGCTGTGGTTCCCGGTATGTCCGACTACAATTGCTTTATTGTGGTGAAAAAGGGGGCTCACGCCGCCGGAACTTACGGCATGACCGGAGTTATTCAGTTATGGACAGACAAACTATGGCTGGAAGAACCATACATATATGTTTATGCAGAATGCGGTGATTACTCTGCCTGGGGGGATGATCCCTACGGTAAATTTTTTGTTTATGACGTGTATGGAACTCCGAAGCAACAATCTGCAACCGGTAAATATGGTATTCAGCTTCGCGGCATGAATGGTGTCACAACGCTGACAGACTTTTCCAAGCTTGGTTACTGCGTGTGGGCCGGTACGGTTTACAGTGACGGAAAAAAAGGAAGTGGCGCTAAAATACCAGGATATGACATCAGCAATGAAAGTCGCTATACAATCTATGTCAGGCCAAAATCTCAGGCATGCACGATGCTGAGGCGTGGTAACTCAATATGGACAGATGTACCTGCCTATCTGAATGTACTGTTGTTCGATCACAACCCTGATTTATCTGTGTTGCCAAAATATGGGATTCAAATCTGTAACCAGAATGGGAAGACAACGTATACCAGCAAATACTGCCCGTTAATGGGAGGGCAGTTGCTATCAGCAATGTCCGGCTATTCTCAATACAACAATCCTTATTTTAATCTTGGTAACTATGGCACGTTTGTGTCTTCTATTAAAAACAGCTATTACGATCTGGCGGCATTAGGTTTGCATGTCAGCGGTAATTATTACGATATCCGGTTTCTGGCAACAGTAGATATGGGCTGGATGGGTAGCATGTGGACTAATAATGGTAATGTGCAGGGAATTTACAACACTCACTGTATCGACGGCGATTTATATTTATAACTGACGTATAGCTCAATCCAAATAACCGCTCCGGCGGTTTTTTTTCGTCTGAAATTTAAGGAAACCCCATGATTTACACCGACGGCACCATAGCCATTAAAGCCGGTTCACCGATTGTGACCGGCACCGGTACACAGTGGAAAAAGAACATTCACGGTGTTGCACCCGGCCAGCTTATCAGTATTGAAAACAGCACAGCACCTGTCAGTATGATGATCCGCGCAGTAAACAGTGATACCGAACTGGTGTTGTCATTCAATGCCCCGGTAACGCTCAGCGGTGCGAAATACTCCATCGCCACCACAGTACCTGATACCATTTCAGATGCGGCCCGCACTATGTCAGCCAATCAGGGCTATATCGTTTACTTTCTCCGGGCAATGCAGCAGTGGATGACAGACACCGGCCAGGTGGAAATTGAGTTGCCGAACGGGCAGAAGGTGACGCTGGACAGTGTTAAAGCGATGAGCGAGGCTATAGTGAATGCTAAGCCGGGGGACGCAACTACATCACAAAAAGGAATTGTGCAGCTCTCAGCATCAGTCGGCACGTCAATGACAAAAGTACCGCATGAGAAGGCGGTTAGTGACGCGTTGGATAAAAAAGCAGGGGCTGACAGGTTTATTGAGTCAGGTAACGAAACGCGGGTTAAAAATGCTGGTGGGGACTATTTTAAAATGAGCCCCGGCGGTTATGCCGGGGCGGTAAATAAAGATGGAGAACTTATTTTCGAGTTTACTCCCGATGGTACCATGAATGCCGGTCTGGTTCCCTTTGCTTGCGGGGGGACTGGTGCAAAGAATAAGGCTGGTGCGTTAAAGAATTTAGGTCTGGAAAGTGCGCTGCTACTCAACCCTGATAATATATCCGTTAAATCAAATTTGAATAACTATACAGCACCAGGGGCGTATGCGTTCACTAATGATGCTGTTGGCAGTAATTTTCCGGATAGCTGGGGCGGAAACTTATACGTAGATAAAGACCCAATATACAGCGGAAGGGGGTGGCAAACATATCGCGTTTACGCTACCACAGATATTTACCGAAGAAGCCCGAAAGCATCAGATCAATGGACATCATGGGTGAAAGAATGGAATACCGGCAATGCTAAACCGGATACAAACGGCTGGCTCAAGGTTTCATCACCGATTATTGAAATCTATCCGTCAGGTCACTTCGAGACCAACGACGAATCCGCCGGTGCTGAAGTCAGCCGCACCGGCACCGGCCAATATCACATTACCGGTATCCTCGGTTATAACTCAGATGGTGCATGGGGTGTAAACGGTGGAGTTTCCGTACCGAAAGACAAT